GATGTTACGTGGAGGGTGGGACATAAGGCGTGTCCCATCCTCTACTAACGCTTAACCACTTTAGCTTTAAATGTTGCATCGTTTGATATGTCGTCTAACAGTGCTATTGTTTTTTGGTGTTTTTCAGAGCTGCCTTTGCGATAGCGTTTAAGCATATCCATAGATTTCCAGCCACCTATGTCCATTAGATCGCTATCTTGGCCTCCGCGCCTACCTAAATCAGAAGCCCACATATGGCGCATCATATGTTTAGTTATTCTTGTTATTCTCCATTTATTTTCTTTGCTGTTTTTTGTGTCTGCTGTTATTTGTGCTATAGCCCTATCAATCGTTCTACGAATATCCATGTGGGGTATAATTAGTGACTCTGGATCTTCATCGCTCGACCAAAATATTGTTAATTTTTTATGCCCTGTTTTTGAGTAAGCAGATCCCCCTCGCAATGACTGTAATGTTTCTCTTACATATTTTGACATTGGCACAAAACGAGACTCACCGGACTTTGCATTTGTTGCCTCTATTTCAATTATGTTGTCTATCCAATTTATATTTCGCCAAACCAACGAATGTAGTTCAGATTGTCTCAATCCCGTATGACGCAGTAGGCATATAATGATACGTACATGAACGGGTAAATATTTAATAAAAAAGTCGAATTCTTCCTGGCTTGGTGGGTTGGGAATATTGGGACTTTCTTTTAAATGGTCCAACCCATAAACAGGGTTATCTTTTTTTAGGATAAAATTATTTTTAACAGCGTATGTAAAAATGTTGGAAAAGAAAGATTTGTATCGATTTAGAGTAGCTGCGCCTACCTGCTTTCCTCTTAGTTTTTTCTTTCTGTGTTTTTTAAAAAAATCGGTAAGAGTTTCAGTCTCAATTTGAGATATTGGCGTATCGCCTAAAGCAGCCACAAAATGCGCTGCGTAACACCTCTCAGCCTTTATTGTGTTTTCTGATTTTAATTTATTTTTTAAACACGTTTCTAAGCTCTGTTCATCTTCGAAATATCTTTCGATGGTTTCGGCTACCGTAATGTCTGTGTTTTTTAATACTTTATTTAGTTCATCCATTTTGCCAGAAATTACATCGTTGCTTAAAATGCCAGCGTTGATTTTTGCTTGTTTGAGATTGGTCGTGTTTAGACTTTTCTTTTTTCGGTTATTAAATTTGTCTCTGTATTTTCCTTGATAAGTTTTTCTTTTTCCTTCTAAAACAATTTTAACACAACCTACTGTTATGTCAGCCATAATATTCCCCCGTTTATTATGCTTTTACCGTGCTCCTCTTGGCTTGTAATATGTGTGCAAAATGTGTGCAGCACAAGTCCATTTAGGGGCAAAATGGCGAACCATACCGAACCAAGAGAAAATTTAATTATACTATAATTATAGGATTAAATTCGTAAGTAATTGTTTTTTAGATTGATGTAAAATAAAGAGCAATTGATTCCTAATCAATAGGTCACGCGTTCGAATCGCGTCGGGAGTACCATAAAAAACAACCACTTACATTAATTTGTAGGTGGTTGTTTTGGTTTAAAGTAGGGGTATGTGTGCAGTATGTGTGCAGGGCGCGGTCAAAGCGATTTAAATTCACGCCTCTGAAACTCACGCAGACTTTTAGCTATTTGTTTATCAATAAACTCCTCCAAATCAATTTTCCTAAAGCGTAAACTTTTACCAATCTTCACATATTTTATTCGATTTTTGCTTTTAAGTTCATACAGTTTTGTTTTGCCAATAGATAAATACTTGGCTGCCTCTTGGGGGGTAAGAAGTAGGGGGTCCATATTACCTCATAGGGTGTTAGTTAATTGCGTTTTAATTTCTCTGATATGTTTGCACATAAAATTGCGATCCTTGTTATGTCTGAACTTCCAGCCTTTACAACTGCAGCTCCATTTACGTTGTGTGTCTGGGTCACGTATAACGAGATAGAAATCACCATCGCGTCCGATACGTCTCCACACCTGCCTGATGTTTAGGTCAGGAATTATTCGGGAACCCATACGACCACCGGTGTGCCATCGCCAACGTATGCACCCATAGTATTTACTTGGACCCACTCTTCTGCCTCTTCTAATGTCATGCCTAATTTTTTGTGGTGAACGTCGACTAATTTGTTGTAGTCGTATGCAGCCACACTTAATCCAATTCGCACGGCTATCCCAATAAGTGCCTCATCCAATTCTTTTGGTTCAAATAGGACTATATCTCTCTCATCATCTTTAGCGTATCGATCAATCGCATCTCGCATAATATTTATATTCCAGGGGTGGTAATGGCTTGAGGGAGGGAACGGGGACAACGTAATTATCTTGGAAAAGACCTTTCTTTTCTTTTTCGTTTGGAAAGTCACTGCTCTTAGCGTAACCAGGGAGGTAAATCGTAGGGGGTTTGCTGGTCCACATCAGTGGATTTTTGTCACCATCAATTAGGACCAATACATAGATCCACCCCGGTGTTGGTGTATGGGGTGTATACAAATTGTAGCAGGACACTACACCTGTAGTACGCATATAGGAACCTTTAACATCTACGTTTAAACATCCCAGATCATATCCACCATCAGGGGCATCAGGATTTTGGTTTCGGTGGAATCGCGTAACCATGTATTGGTCGATGGAACCATAGAGATATTTACAATAGGCAGCGGTAGCTACCTGACCCACACACTGATCCATCAGCATATATTTTTTTCGATCTTCGCCACGGAACGCGGAATCTCTTGATCCAATACCACGGTCCATGTTGTCCAGGCCGTGCATTACTGCTGAGTTTATTTCTGCGCTCGACATATTTATTTTATGGTGCATTTTTTCCTCCGTTATTTGGTGGGGCAGCCCCATCCCCAATGGAGCTACCCCTGCAGAACGTGCTACCCATGTCTCTCCCTGTGGACATGAGCCTTCAGCAACGCGCCACGTATATTTTTAATTCCTCGCTGATATTCCTGGTTCACTGCTTGTCTACTTTTACCCATCACGCGACCAAGCTGCTCGAAGGTCCAACGACGATTCCCAATAAGACCTTTATTGAATTGTATGATCCTTCTGTCGTTAGATTTTTTTACGTGATGTATGTAGATCTCCTTTTCTTCATATTCTTCTGGCTGAGTAGCAAGAATAGCTTTATCCAAACTGACCGGGTGTTGCGCGGTATGTTTTTGTGTTTTGGGTAGTTCCTCGTACGCGATTTGTGCAGCTCGCATCTGAGACATACCACCTGCAACTAATTCATTTTCACGTTTTCTGCGTTTATTTTGTTTGGTGATGTCGTGGTTGGACGCTGTTCCACCACTGGCGCACTGAACATAGGTATCGTGTATACCTCTAATGATCCAATGGCGCACATACGCACCTACAGTATAGGGTGACGATAAATCAAACTTGTCTATCGATTCGGTCAGGCGTAATAATGTATTCTGCATCGCATCATCGAAGTTGAGTTTTGGATGACTTTTGACAAGCTGCATACACAACCGCACCATAGATCGCACAAGTTTGTCACGCGCTGCGTAGTCCTGATTTTTCTGCCATAGAAGTACGCACTCTTTTTGTTCTTCGTGGGTTAATGGCGCGAGGGCCATGTTAGCCCACGGGTTTTTGTCGCTCATAAAATCGTACCCATTCTGGATGCCATGATAAATAAGTGGTTCCTAATGCACCGTTTCGATTTTTTCTGATTAATAATTCTGCATGACCATTGTCTATCTCTGGCACATGCTCCCAGCCCCACCACAACATGCCTACTACATCTGCATCTTGTTCAATCTGTCCTGAGTCGCGTAGATCGGATAGGGTAGGGCGTGACGTTTCACCTACTCGTCCTTCGATAGATCGATTAAGTTGAGCGCACGCCAACACGGGTATTTGTAGGTCCATCGCTAAAGCCTTTAAGCCACGCGATATTTGACTCACTTCCTGCTCTCTGCTATTGGTATTATTTCTTGCTTGCATAAGCTGCAGATAATCGACAACAACCAACCCTAATCCATGTTGCCGTTGGAGCCGTTTGCATCTGGCACGTAACGCATTGAGACTTACGCTACCACGCTGATCTACATGAATTTTTCTTTTCTTTAAATCAGCAACAGTAAGGCTATAGGTTTCGGATTGTTCTTTCGTGATGTTGTTTCGTTGTAAATCCGATATGCTGATCCCTGTTTCTTGACATAAGCAGCGAAGGACCAATGAACGTGCATCCATTTCCAACGAGAAGTAGGCTACCACTTCACGCTCTGCTACGTGGTGAGCTATCTGCCAGGCGAGTGCGCTTTTACCCTTGCTTGGTCTGGCTGCCAAAATAAACAGCTGCCCTGGCTGCATACCGTAGGTGAGTTGATCGAACTGCCGAAACCCACTACTCAAACCAATCATCTCCGAGTTTTTATTTTTCTTTGCCCACTTTTCGGCATCGTCAACAGCCGTGTCCAGAGAGAGTAAACCCGTATCAGATTTGTAGTGGTCCAGTAGTCCAGCCTCTACATCGGCTATTGCGCTTTCCGCGTCCGCTTGTAAATCTTCTGCACGCTCTGCCAACTGTCTGCCCAATGATTGCAACTTACGTCTGGTTTCCAAGTCGAGAATTTGTTGGGCGTGATGTTTGACATTAGCCGTAGTCCCAACCAACGTGAACAGAGTGGTCGAGTCCATTATGTCAAACTCCGGTAATCGCGTATTAACCACTCGCTGCAGCATCAACGGATCTATCGATTCAATACCAGACGTATCAGTGGTCTGTATATCTACTATCGATATCCAAATCATTTTGTTGCGCCTCGAACAAAAAGTATTTTCGGACACACCCCAATCGATTAGCTCGGGTATTACGTCTGGTTTATTCAAAGCAGCAGATAGCACGCACTGCTCCAGCTCGTAATCTTCTATTATATTTTTTTCGATCAAAGCGTTCCCATAAATTTTTTGTATGTGGACCAGGGGAGCACAACCATTGGTTCTTGTCGATCCTCTTTGACGATCAGCATATCATTATCGCCCAGCCAACGGGTGAGTAGCGTAAAACCTTTTCCTTCTTTTCTTGCTTTCACTTCAACGCGATATTGGTTATCCACGATGACATCACCGGTGTAACTTCCACCAGCTGCACCTGATAATGGGACGCGCTCTGCATTTACTCCCATGTCCTGGTGCATCTTTACGATCTCACGTTCAACGCGATTGCCTTTGTTGCGTCTACCTTTTGCTGACAGAGGTTTAGAAGGGGTCATTACTGATACCATCTTCCGTTACTAAGCTCACACGATTCGCTTTGATGACCGTTTTGTATTTCTTTTCTCCATCCTGTTCCCACGACTCCGTGCCTATCGATCCCTGCACATACAGTTTCTCACCCTCGTTCATGTCTCTCACCAACTCAGCACTTTTGCCCCAAACGGTGATATTGTGATAGGTGCGTATGGTTTTGCCGTTGTAGGTCTGCTCTTCTGTAAGCAGCGAGGCATTAGCTACCTGAGAATTTGCCGTGGTGTTGTGCCTGACATCTCCTTTTATTTCACCTAATAGGGTCACGCTATTCACAGCTATCATTTTTTAGCTCCTCTTTGTGTTCGATGAAATAACCAAACAATGCTCTGGCTATAGATTTGTTTTTTAATAAAAAATTTAGGATCATAACCAGTGCATCGAAGTGGCTGCTATATCCTCCAATTTTCACTTGGTCAGAGTGTTTTGTTAGGATAAGGTGACTGTCCGATTCTTCGATAAGCTCGACAATGTCCTGCATCGATAGCTCTTTCTCTTCATTAAAATCAGAGCTAAAATCAGCATCAATCGTAGGAATCATCTGCGTCCTCCGTTTCTGCAGTCTCGTTTTGTGGTGCTAATACCGGGGGCGCGTCTACCGTAGCTGCGATCATTCCTGCGATAGCTTTTGTTCCAATTCTCGCCACGAACCATTCGATGCCGTTTACTTCTCGTACCTGCCAATCCCAATCGGGTTTATCGTCCTGCATT